CGTCAAGCTCGGGCTTCATGCGGGTGGTGTCGGTCGGCTCTGGCATGATGTAGTCAAAGTCGCGTTTGCGGCGTAGGCCACCGTTGATGTATGCGGTGTTCCAATCTTGTGCTGTGTTCATTTTAGGTCTTTCTGCTTCTAGAAGTGCTTTTTGTATCAAAAGAGCGTCGCCTTGTACTAGAGGTCTGTTGTCTGGGAAGTAGGCCGAACCTATCCACACCTTCCCTGTGAAGTAGGCTTTATTCACGACTCATCTCCTCTATCAGAAGCTTCTCAATTCGACTGATGTCTTCGTCTGTCATCTTAGCGGCAAGCCAGTCCGCAGGATACTCTTTACGGTCGCAGACTTCAAACTCAATCTGCTCAGGCTCGTCAGGAAGCCAGTTGTCGATATGTCCTCGGCGACCGTCCCAGTAAGGGGTATACTGCGTAAGCTTGACAATACAGGGTATTCCCTGTATGCGCGTCTCTATAGTTAACACACTCATTTAAGATCTCCTGTTATCGGGTTATGTTAGGCCGAGATTTATTTTACCACAAGAGCAGAGCAGTAGCGTCATTGTATTTTCAAATCAACGCGCACTGTCTGATTGTATCTGACAATCACGCAAATCTGGTTTCCCATAGCCATCGAGCCATTAAAAGAGCCTCTGCGCGGTCGTGGTGCTTCTTAAGGTGCAGCTCTGCTGAGGGGAAGAGCCGAATGGCGAGGGCTCTGCTCAGCTCTTTGTCTTTTTCAAGCTTGAAGTACTTCTTCCACGTCTGCGGTGTTACATAGGTTAACTCTACCCCTGCTGTGGCAATAACAGAACGAGCGCATCCGAAGCTGTCCCCCAGGCTGAACACAGTTGAGGCTGACATACCCGGCATGGAGTTTACACGTTCCAAAACTGCCGTCACTGAGTCTCCTACAGAGGCGTGCTTACGTAACGATTGTTTTAGCCCAGAGGGGGATATTTCGTACTTAACCGAGCCTATCCCCTTGACAACAGTTGGCATATCCTCCACCGCTAAAAAAGCGCCATCCCTGAGCACTCCAACCGCACCTGTGAGTCCTGGGTCAATACCGAATATCAACATCACAGCACCTCATACGATGCGCAGGTGGCTCGCTGCTCATCTTTGCTGAGAATCTTGTCATGCAGTTCACAGCGCCATTCACCGTTTTCAACAGCGCAGTTTGCCCGGCAAGAACGACAAGTGCGCACAGCTGGCTTTATACCTGCGCACACTTCCTTAACGTCGCAGAACATACATAGCTTTGAAGTGAGAGGCTCATCGCTGATGCCAGCGGGTTTGAGCCGAGCCTCAACCAGTTTGATAATAGTAGTGGAAAGAGCCTTCTGTGCAGGTTTGTCTTCCTTGATACGCTCTACATAGAACTGCTCGTCGTCTTTACAGAGCGCAACATATATTGCCCTATTCATTCCGCTCAGCATCATACTACTCTGCACCTGAGCGTAGTGCTTAGGCTTAGACTTTAGCACCCCATGCTTGACAACGGCAGAGAAACTACTCTTGTTGTGTGTCTTGATCTCTAGTACATGAGGAGTCTGAGTTGAGCCTGGATATCCCTTGAGCACTCCGTCCATCTTGCTGATGAAATGCCCTGTTACGTCAACGAACTGGAACTGCTCACCCTTGTGGTCTTTCTCCCAGATTTGAAACCCAGCTCGCTTGAGGTCTTCTACAATGCGATCTTCCTGCCAGTGCCCTGTGCCAAACAGTCTGAGCATTCGTCCCCCAAACTTGGCCGAGTCATAGGCTCGCCACGAAAGCCAAGTGGCTCGAAGACAGTCTCCACCTATCGATGAAGAGCCCAGCCGACCGAGATAGACTTCTTCATTAGTCTCTGAGGCCTCTATTGCTGCATAAATTCTGTCTGTCACTTCCTGTGCCTCAGACTTTGGGAATGCTACCATCTCTATTCTCCTGTTATTAGTTAAAAAGCCTCCCGAGGGAGGCCTTAAATAGCGTCAGCTATGAGTTTGGTTAGTCCCAGGGGTTTGCGGACTTCTGAGGCGGTGCAGCAGGTCGGCTAGGAGGCGTGACAGGGGTCTTAGCTGCGTCAGGCGATACCGTGTCGAACAAGAATGTCTTGATGACATTGCTGTCCTTGTAGCCTCCGGTTCCTGCCTCAATAGCGACCACTGCCTGGAAGTTACGCCCTATGAGTTGGTCACTGTCACTAGCATCAGGCTTACCCACAGCAGTAGCCCATGCTTTGAGCTGCTGACGACCTATATTCTGAGCCTTCTCGCTAGGATTAAACAGGTTGAAATTCATCCACACCCGACGACCTGAGCCAGTACCCTTGGCGACCTCAAACGTCACAGCAAGGTAGCTGCCTGTTCCTGCCTTGGTCTCCTTCATCTCAGCCTCGAGAGCCTTGAGCGTGTACTCTCCTAGTTCGAGAGGGGAGAAGTCAGAGTTGGTTGCAGCGACTTCGTTGGTGTCAAATCCAAATTTTGCCATGGTGATATGCTCCTTAGTTGGCGAGGGGGATAAACTTTGCTACGTTTTCAATCGCCATCTCTGTGTCTTCAGGGCACGAGTAACGATTCTTGGCGATGTATGCAGGACTTTCAATGAAGTGTAGCATACGATCACCGTTAGAGGTACCACGAGACTTCTTGTTGTTGAAGCCTACGTCGTCCTTCTTGATGAGTACCTTAAAGGCGGCGAAGGCCAGTACGTCGGCCCACTCCTGTAGTAGCGCATTACAGCGATTTGGTAGTTTAGGCTGATAGCGGTCATATGGCTCGGTTCTAGGGTCTTCAAATTTAACAACTGCTGAGTGAGCAATGAGAACTATGTTCATGCTGCGACGTAGCCGTAGGGCGTCAAGCCCCTGTAGTAGCTCTCTGAACTCCTCAGCCACATAGACCTGACCCTTACCATAGGCCTGCTCTTTCTCGTCATGCTGACTGTTAACATGCTCTACGATGAGAGGCTCTATTAACCAATCCACAGAGTCGATAACGACAGTCTTGAACTTATGGTCTTCCTTTAGAAGAGTCTTGATGCTTTCAACGACGTCCTCTATTTTCTGAGCCTTAGGGAAGCTTGTCACGTCCAGCGAGTCCAGACCATCCTCAGTGCTGATGAAGATAGGCGAGGGGAACTTGCTGGCCAGTGTGGACTTGCCTATGCCGTGCCCTCCGTAGATGCAGATTCGCGGAGGAACATGTTGCTTGCCAACCCTGAGAGATGAAATCCAGGTGGGAGCTTCGACTTGTTTAGCTGTCATGATTGCTATTTCCTATAAAGTTATGACGGGTTATACGCCAATTTTAGCTCACCTCAGGAGGCATAAAATCCCACCTCTGGGAGCTATACTGAAAGTCGTTCCTGTCCCATCTAAGGACATTTACGACGCTGTTTTTCTCTAACACAACTGACATGCATACTGCACAGAGAACAGGGTCTCCAATCATCAGCAGATGATCGCCATCGTCCCAGTCTGAGAGCACACGACGAGCGTGTTCAATCATTCTTACGGTGTTGTAGACCCGGCCTACCGAGCTGAATACATCTCTGAGTTTGCCAAAACGTTCGGCATCCTTGAGATCCTTTCGGTCGTCAGCATACACCACGTATACGGTTCTGCTGTTACCGTTTTCCATTTTTGCTCCTTCCTTTCTTGACAGGGGTTATTAATTGAATCTCATCGTCGCTCAGGTAGCTCCTGCAGCCGACTGCATCTGCTATCTTGATAGACTCTAAGTAGTACCATTGGTAGTCTAAGTCCGACGGGTGTCCTCCTTCTGGGTTAATAATCATACAGGCGCGAGCGCCATCTGTCTTGGGAACTTTGTTGCCGTTGGACACGTACTTTATGCAGGGTAGCTCGCGGTCGGTGCTCTGGTACCACCGTACCACCTTACCCAAATACATGCCGTTCTGCTCTCCTCCTCCTGTTACGCTCCTGGCGCTTATAAAGTCTACGAACCTAGCGTTTTTTATGGTTTCTAACATTGGAGTACCATGAGCTAGCCACTGGCCGACAGCGTTTGAGCAAACTCCTGCAGTGGGGTTTTTCTTTAGACAGAGAGGCGAGTATATACCCTTAGTTTTGATACTCCTGTTATTCTTGACCGCGAAATAGTTGTTGACATCCTTCATGGCCAGCACCCTGTAGGGGGTATACTCGAACACAAAGCCAGAGCGGATGCTGAACTTGCTTACCACTTCCTCAATCTTGGGGAAGATCTCCTTAGAGCACGCTATAGCAATACCGTCTGTGTTTGCGCTCAAAGTCCTAGCTCCTGCCATCTCAAGCCACTCTATCAGCATCAGCAGTGTAAACTGCCCAGTCAGCGTCACCGCCAGCATCAGGTCTGGTGCGTAAAGCACCGAGTAGAGACTGCCTAGCTTGCCGAAGGTTCCGTTGAGCGAGATCTTTAGCGTCTCGTTTGTAACGGTATCCTTGGCCTTCTTGGCCGCCAACCGCTTGTCATATATCTTACGATACTCGTCTATGAATCTCTGACCCAGCCCTGCAGGTACGAAGCCGCACTCTAGAATGATTGAGGGGTAGAAACTGGCGGCATCAATGTCGCACACAATCTCGTCACCGGCAACATGGCAAACCTTCTTGTCGTGAGTACTGTGAATTCCCCCCACTCCGAGCTGGTACTCACCGTAGCCGAACTTGATGGTCTGAGAGCCTAAGAATTCAGGCAGAGACACGTGCCCTGTTCTGGCGCTCACAGCAAACTCAGCCTGCTTTACTCTCTCTACTATATCAGTTAGACCTGGGTCGCAAAACCTGATGAATGATGGGGGTGTGTACGTAACTGCTGACGGAGGGGTGTTGCTTCTGTAGGTGAGGCTTAAGGTTTTGATATACGCCTGCTCTGCCATCTGAGTGTCTGAGCGGCTCCTCATGTCAACGCGATATATCTTTGACATATCAACGCGCAGAGACAGTTCAGAGTCGAGCTGCCTGAGTAGCTCCTCTGTAGTGTCAACGTCGTTGTTGCAGTAGCTTACAATCTGATCTTTCTGCTCTTCTGTGACGATGGTATCGTGAGCCATAGGCATATCCTGCAGAACCGGCATATGCATACGTGCGCCATATGCTTTAAGACCAACGAACGACGGTGCTACCTCGATGAGATCAACGAAGTCGAAGTCCAGGTGAGGTAGCATATACTTGCTGATCGCCTCCCACCACGGGAGCCTGTTTTCAACTAGATCATTTGCAATGTTCTTGATCTCAAGCTCCGTCCGGCCTGCGCAGAAAGCAGCAGCAATAACGTTGTCAAAGGACTTGTTGTTGAACCCAACAAACGTGGCCTCAGGTGTATTCACTATCCGCTGCATCAGCTCTACAGACCCAGGCTCATCGCGAGACACACCAAACCGCTTCCCGGTGTCTACATCCTTGAAGCAGAACAACGTGAAGTTGGGTAGGGTCTCTGAGTCGAACACAAAAGTGGGCATTATCTGTCCTGGTTAACGTAGCCTGTTGTTGGGTCGCCATCACCTAGCTCTGAGATCATAAGCTCGCGCTTCTTCTCTAGGTAGTGAATGGCCTTTGTGATGTCCTCGATGGCTTTTTCAGAGCCACCCTTCTTGCCCAGCCGCCAGAGGTACTTTGTCGCATTGCCGATGAGGTAGTCCCAGTTCATAGCTATAACTACGTTCCAGTGCTGGAGCGGCTCGTCCTTGTAGTGCCCACCACCTACTTGTTTGCTGTCTGCGCTGCTCATATAGACCCCTTAATAATGTTGAACAAGTCCTTTTCGCGACCAACCAGAAGCATCTGGTTAGCATAGCTCAGATAACGGTCGAAGATGTCTCGCATTCGAGTGTTGCCTAGCGATATCTCACGGGCACAGAAAAGCGCGCCTTGAGCTATGTCGGCCAGTTTGAGGAGTCTGCTTTCGTCAGTGGTAAGCCATGGCATTTCCAGCCCTGCTATTCTGAGCAGCTTGTCTTCTAATTCACTAATCTGCTCACCTATTCCGTACTGACGCTTGGCAGGGGAGGGAATATCACCGGTCTGATGTTCAGCCAGGTCGTGCTGGAGAGCTGATACCAACACAGACCTCTGACATTCAGGGTTCAGGATGAGACACAGCATGGCAACCCCGTGGGAGTGATGTCCAACGGTCTCGCGCTGCAGTGTATGAACAGTATGATAGCGAACTACCTCGCTACCGTCCATCATGAATTCGATCTTAGCTTTCATATTATTCCAATCTTAGTTATGGTGTTTATTTTAGCTTACTTGTGGCCGCATTTTCTCTGGCACAGATCCACTGCAGAGTGGCGTTTTTCCAGTCAGATGCGGCAATACGGTTGACCCACTCGACACCTGAGCCCTGCCGGTTGCGCCTTGTGTAGCTAACCATAGCCATAGGATAGGCCACTTCTCTGAAGAAAGGAGGGTAGTACAACTTGTCGCTAAATGGATCGTGACAGAACTCTTCTGCATCCCGTAACCACTGCGACGCAGTTGTACCCGTAAGAATAGGATAGGGTGTCGCAGTGCCATGTAGGTATCGATCGTACTGAGGCCAAAGAGGAGGACTGGCTATGTAGTGAGCCGCATCGTATAGGTCAACGTAAAGATGTAGGTTGTTGCTAAACGTGAAGTACTTGCCTACTTCAACACCCACAGCCCCTGCTACGAACTCTTGAATCATTGAGAAGTGCACAGGATTAGCTCCCGCGTATCCCCAGTACATATCGTTGCTACGGTTGATGACTGTGAGGTTAAGCTTGTCATGCTCAACCGCCAGCATAAGCTGAGTGTTGCAGGCTTTGTCCTTAGTGGACTTGGTCAGGTCACTAGGGCTCCAAAGCTGTATGATCACCTGCCTAGAGTTGCGATCTTTCTCCAGAATAGCTATAGCGTCGATTAACTGGTCTTGGCAGAAGTGCGAACGCATTCTATGCCCATAGGCGGCATTGAAGTACACACCGTCGTCGCTGTACTGTTTGATGGTGCTGTTGAACAGACTCAAAAACTCAACGTCAGCTCTCCCAGCTAGCATCCAGACAGACTCCATGAGGTGAAAGATAGGGTTAGCATCTCGCTCTGGGTGAAACAGCACTCGTTCGGTAGGCTTTAGGATCGTCGTCAGCACAGGCTCTTTGAATTTCATCACCCTGCCGTTCCTAGAGTCAGACTCGTCAAACTCTCCGCGCAGTTTCCAGAACATTTCAGAGAACAGTTCGTTCACGTTGCTTACCTTGATTTCCATAGTTAGCTCCTTAGAATGGCATAGACTCAGAGGTCGTTAGTAAGTTTACTACTTCTCCTATCGCATCTTTGTGGTTAATCCAACGAACATCATAACCTCCCGACTGACTCAGCAGTTCGTAGCTTCTATGACACTGCTCATAGGCGCTCTTCATCGTCTTGTTAGGGTCGAACTCCTTGGTGTTTCCGGCAGAGGCTCTGCGCTTGAGCACCCTCTCTAGGCATATATTCCAGGGGGTGTCTAAGAAGCCAAATATTGCATTATGGTCTCTTAGAATAGGAGCAGCATGCCCTCCGTCAGAGCTCTTAGACATAAGCAGACCCTCTACCAGCACGTGCCCCATTCTATAGGCTTTGATGGTGCGGTCTGCAACCTCCTCCTGCGTACGTATAGTATCTGCCCCTCCACAGGCGTTCTCGTAGCTACCAACCACATACAGAGGTGTGAAAATACCCCAGTCTCTGGCGTCAACTAGGTAGCCTAGGGGTTTTCCTGGCTTGCCCCCCAGGGACTTAGAGGGGAGAATATCAAGGAACTTCCTCACGGTGTGGGTCTTGCCTGAGCCGTTGCATCCCCTGATGTTAATTATCTGATTCATGAGTTCATCCATTCTTGCAAGCGGAGTAGATGCCCTGTCTCCGGGAAGAGTTTGGCCTTGTCAACCAACCTCATAGGTTTAGTATCACACTCCGCTCTTAGTGATATAGGGAGCTGTTCTCGGATAGCTCGGAATGGTGCAGTATGCTCGTGCTGACCCTTGTCTTCAGCCCACACTATTCTGTCCCACGCCATATCTGCATACACACCTGGATATCGACGACCGAAGAACATATTCTTGAACGTGCATAGGTTAGACTCCAGCGTGAACCTGCTCGCGTCCGGGTGAGGTAGATTTTGCTGGAAGTCGTAGAGATACTGATCTGCTTCTTTGTGTAGGTAGCTGCACATCTTGTTGAAGTCTGGATAGTTTCCGTCGTGAGGCTTAACTGCTCTTTTGTCGTTGACGAGGTGATCCATCCCAAGTAACATCAGCATACCGTTGCGGTGCGACTTGCTGCCGGACTTGTCCTCGAACATCAAGTCATCGCAGTCCGCTCCGAATCCCATAATCTTCACGTACTCCAGGTAGGAGAAGCAGCTAAGCCGACCAAAAGAGTATATTGATGAAGCTCGGCTCCAAAGCTCGGTATATGATGTTCCTAGTGCCCATAGCATAGACTGAAAGCCACCGTGCTCGGATACTAGCCGGGCATACGAGGCAATGGCCTTTACGGTTTCCTTCTTACCGTACCGGCGGTCGGTGTCAAACTGCAGCGTGTCCCAGCTGGAGTTGAACCAGTCTGAGAAGGTGCTGAGTTCAGCCTTGCTGACGGGTACGTGGTCAAGCTCTCGGAACATACGTAGCGAGGTGATAGGGTTCTGCGTCATCCCGTTTAGGAATGCAAACCACAACGCCGACTCGTCGTCCCACTGAAGAGACTTCTTCAGCTCGGGCATGTAGAGATACACTAACCCAGGCATAATGCGATTCTCAAGATTGAACGCATACAGGTTGGTGAAGAGCTCTCTTCTGTATTCTGGCTGGCGATAGTCTATCATACCTGCCCCTTGTGCGTATAAAATGGAGCGATGACGCTGAGGCTAGGGGCACTACCTACGATCCAGAACGCAGTCTTGTCGTCGGGTCGGCTGAACATCTGATCGGCGCTCTTTAGCCAGCGAATCATCTTGGCCTCATATGTAGGGTGGAACTCAATACCATCAAACCTCTCATCGTTGAAATGATCGCTATAGGAAGCATATCCTGAATCGTGCAGACTGTAGTGTTTCCATTTGAAAGGAAGGTTGTCAGACACTCCCATAACCCTTAGCCGTTCAATAACCCATTCGCGCTTGTCTGGGCCGATACCCAGTGTGAACAGCTCTTTTAGGTTCTTGCTGTCACGGCTCAGCCCCAACATAACTGAAGCCAGTGAGTTACACGACCCTGCAGGCACTATCAACCGGGTCACCTCATCTGGCAGGTTGCGAACTTGGTTAGCTCCTACCTCATGAAACTTGCGAACCGTGTCAGCATCGTAGTGTTTGTGATCAACAGTGATACCATACTCTACGATCAGTGAGTCCGGTTTAACTAGGTCGTGTACCTTGCGTTGCAGGATAGGATTGTATGGCCCATTAGCGTACTCGAACTGCGCCCCAAACCCGGCAGCTACTTGGGGGTTGACATGCCGCAAGACGGTCTCAGGTCGGCTGTATACTACCTGCCGGCTAGGCAACCCATAGTGAGCCCCGACAATAGCAGACATGCTGAGCTGGGGAGACTGGATGCTAGCCCCGGTCAGCACGTGAGTCTTACCGTTACGATAACGGTTCATGTACCAGATGAGCTGGCGCATCTTGCTACCGTTAGGGCCACCATAGCCCAGAGGAGCGAAGTAGTCTTCTCGTTTAAACCAGATGCCCGCATGGTTCTCGAATGGGGTGAGTTCGGCAAGATGCTCTTCCCACTTGATGACGCTGCGGTCTAGTGAAAATTTAGGGAACACTGAGTTAAACATTAAGGTCTCCAGATGAAAAGATCTAATAGCACAACCAGTAGGCTGAGGAGGTAAACCCCTGCCATCAGGATGTTAAATTTGCGATGATTGGACACATTAAGCTCCGAAGTACTGTTATGAGGGTCTGAGCACACAGGGGCCGAAGCCCCTCTGGTGAATTAGAGGTATGCGAGACGGAAGCTGTGGCCGTTGACCTTGCAGACATAGTCACGCTTGCCGGTGTTCTTGAATGCACCGTACAGTTCAGCGGAGAGACGGTCACCCTGGGCAGAAGACACAAGACCGGCCTTCCAGACCCGGCATGCATTGTCGTAGACAATACCGGTCAGCAGGTCTACAATGTGGCGGTCAATCTTGAGAGAGGCGGCCATAGCAGGACGAGGGCCAACCTTATGGGCGACCTTGGCGGTCTTACGGTCAGCGTCTTTGGTTCCCCACTCGTTACCGCAGCCGTGGCATGTGAAGTAGTCTTCGTCGATGATGTGCTGTTTGCCAGCCCGTTCAACCACTGTACCTGAAGTGATGTCAAGAGTAGCCCCACAGCTGGGGCACACATCGCCAGTGGCCATTGCGGCCTCAACAGCCATGATTTGCAGGTCGGTGCTGTCAGGTACATCCATGAATGGGCCTTCACCGTTCTCTTCGTTTGTAGGAGCACGGTCGATACCGGCTTCCATGTATTCGAGGAAGTCAGCACCGTTGTTCTCGTCAGTAGCAGCTTCTTCAGCTAACATCTCATCGGCAAGGGCTTGGCAACGACGTTCAGCAGTCTTGCGGTCAGCGAACTTCTTGACAGGGGTGCCGCCGGTATTGGCGTTGAAGAAAGCCAGCAGCTCAGCAGTGGTGGCAGATGCGATGTTGAAAGATGTTGTCATGTCAGTACTCCAGTTATCAGGTTATGGTTTCCTGGAGAGGGTTTTCTCCAGTGAAAGAATTTTAGCATAAGAATTTGTGGCTTGGCTCATTGGATTTTCAAATCAGAATTATATTCTGATTGTTTTTACCAATCACCCTACGGGAGTTATACGAACTAAAATATAACCCCTCTATAACACATAGGATATAACATGGAACTACGAACGTACCAGCGAGATTGTCACCGAGCGCTAAGTGAATCTATAGAGGAAGGGTATAACCCTATCGCTATGCTAGCTACAGGGACAGGCAAGTCTCTAATCATAGCGGAGCTGGCGCAGTCTGTCATTGATAGGGGAGGGACAGTCTGGGTGCTCACTCATATAATGCAGCTCGTAAGCCAGAATGCCGAGGCATACGCCGAACACACGGGACATGAGCCTGGAATAATTTGCTCAGGACTGAATCGTCGAGACCTAAACAGACCTGTTATTTTTGCCACTATACAGAGCATCATCCGTCCTGCTAGGGAGGGTCAGCTCACGCTTCCTCACCTCATCATAGTGGACGAGGCTCATCGTGTCCCCCACAAGACAGGCGAGGCCGCGCTGTTTGAGAAGCTCTTCGCGCTCTGCTGCCTTGCTACGAGGGTTGGTCTGACAGCTACGCCATGGCGCATGGATGGTGGTTTAATCTACGGTGAAGACCCTAAGCAGTTTTGGTTCAACCACTTAGCCTACAAATACACCGTGACTCAGGCTGTGTCAGACGGATGGCTATCGCCTATAACAGGAGTGATGACTGACGTCCAGCTAGACCTAAATGACGTCACTATAGCGGGTGATTATGTGCAGACTGAGGTGAATGAACTAGAGAACGTCAAGTGGCTTGAGTCGGTCGCGCGGTCTATGGTTTACTTGTGCGCTAAGCGTCGGTTTATAGCGGTGTACTGTCCTGGTGTTACTGCCGCTATGAGGGCAATGGTTGCTATTCACAGCGCTACTGGCTATAGTTGTGAATTAGTTACCGGAGAGCACTCCGCGGACGACCGGAAGGCTATGTTCGCTCGATGGACTTCTGGTGATACGAGGGTACTACTCAGCGTTGACGTGCTGACCACAGGGTTCAACTTTCCAGCTCTGGACTGCATAGTCTGTCTACGCCCTACCCTATCCTCAGCACTATGGGTGCAGATATGTGGCAGGGGTACCCGCAAGGCTCAGGGCAAGACCAACTGTCTATTACTGGACTACGTGGGCAACCTGCAGAGGCTGGGTGGGGTAGATATGATGGAGTCCTACGTCAGGGAGAAAGCAGGGGAGGCCACTGAGACAGTTCTAGCAGAACCCACTCCTCTCAAGATGAAGAAGCCTCGACGACAGTTTCCCGGTGTTACCTCACTGGTCGCTATAGACCCCATGACAGGAGAACCAGCTCGGGACGACACTGTCCTGACGCTCAGGGTGGTTTGGTTCAACTGCGTCGCGCTCGACACTCGCAGGGGGGTAATGCTCATGTGTCAGTATACGTGCCTAACCGCCGAAAACGCTAGGGTGGACGCCACTTTGTTCGTGGATACCCAAAGACCTAACACCGCCACAGAGAGGTTCGTAACCCAGCGCGGCTTAGCCCTAACGATGCCTGTGACCCCCAGCCGAACCATCTGGGTGGTCAAGAACGCACCGCGCCCACATCACGTGTTGGCTCGCAAGCAGGGTCGGTACTGGAACGTGACACAGGAGCTGTTCGCATGAGTTACGGATGCCGCGACCGCGCACCCTTTGTCACCGAGCAAGTCCTGCATGGTGTAGACTCCCGCACGGGGGAGCTAATCAGGATTGTTATACCAAACGTGATGAGCAAGGAGTGCCAATATACCAAGTTCGATAAGTACCAAGACCCAGGATGCTTAGGATGTATTCATAAAAAAGGCCAACACATGAGCTTGTCAGAAATCGCAGGGGATGAGCCCGACTTCATAGTGGCCCGACGCCTGACCGCAATGGCAGCAGAGCTATTCGCCACAGACGCATGGACGATGCCCGTTGGACTTGACGCAGACCACCATGACCTGATCCTGACGATGCACGAGGTCGGCTTGGTGGAGATGACGATTGATCTGGTGGATGGGCGGCAAGTGGTGCTTTGGAGGTTGGTGGAATGATTGAAATAAAAATCGGCAATGAGTGGCGCAAATTGCGAATACTCGACAAGGACATAAACCCAGAGTTTTTCAGGGTTGATTGGGATGATTTTGAGCCTTTGTTTGTTGCCGTTGGCGGCGCATCGCTCAATAAGACGCAAGAAGTATTCAGATTTAACGGAGATACACGGGTTAAGTGCGGGGTAACTGTTTCAAAGTACCCGCACATGGAGCCTGGATGCATAGTGTTTGCCACAGTAACTATGACGCCAGCATCAGGTGGTGAGCAATGACCCCCGCCCAAATCCGCGCCCTGCGCGTTGACATCCGCAGCGTAGACCTGAGACATGTCGTGTTCGCAAACATTTGTGACCAAAAAGACCGCCACCTGACCCATGTAACCGTTCAACTGGAGCCGCTATGACCCTATTCAACGCAAGCAATACCACCCGAGCTAAGCATATCCGAGTCAAGGCAGAGCGAGAGACCAGTGAGGCTGAGCGAGAGAGGATCAGGCTCTACGTTGAGCAGTGTGTGCCCGAGTTACACAAGATGGGTACCGCCCGTGCCCTTCTAGGTCAGATGGGCAAGGCTATGGCGCTCAAGCAGAAGTGCCTACAGTGCTGTGGCTATCAGCGAATAGAGGTGGAGAAGTGTACGGTAATCACCTGCGCCCTGTATCCCGTTAGACCGTATCAACAAGACGAAGAAGGAGAAGTAGACAATGGCTAAGTTTGGATTTTCGCTAAAAGAGCAGCCGATGCTCAGGCTCGTGACAGAGGACACTCCGGCAGACACACACCTCGACCATGCGCTACGCTACGCCGACTTAGGATGGTACGTTCTGCCAGTTAGGCAGGACAAAAAGCCGGTAGATGGTTATGGTCTGAACAGCTGTACCCGTGATCCTGCGCTGATCCGCAAGATTTGGACAGAGCACCCCTCAGCTAACATTGCAGTGGCATGTGAGAAGTCTGGCCTCGTGGTGCTGGACATCGACCCTCGCAACGGCGGTACAGAGTCGTTAGCTCACCTAGAGGCTGAGCACGGCATTATCTACAGCGCAGTGAGCAGTCTTACCCAAGGTGGCGGGGAGCATCGGGTGTTCAAAGCAGACCCAGATGCTGTCTATCCCGGCACGCTAGGGGCAGGGCTAGACATCAAACATAGGGGGTACATACTAGTAGAACCATCACGAGGCGAGTCCGGCATGTACCAGTGGCAGAATGGTAAGAACCCAACCCAGGGCTCTATGCCGACGGAGACCCCTAAGGTCATGCACTCAGCGCAGCGTAGTGACCTCAGTCTGAACCTAAAGAACCGCCCATGCTCTATCGTAGTCTCGGTTGCTACATACTCAGACCTTGCGCAAGCCCTGCGAGTCATACCCGCTGACATCGAGTACCCGCAGTGGCTCAAGGTGCTGCAGGGTATCAGCCGACTCTCAGATAGGATAAGAGCCTATGAGATTGCACATGCCTGGAGTATTCGCAGTACCAAGCCCGGACACACCGAGCAGGCATTCAAAGACAAGTGGCGCTCGTTGATTAAGGAAGACTCTGAGGTCTCGCACCTGTCAGTGTTCCACCTAGCTACTAAGTACAACTCGCGCTGGAACAAGGAGCCCACCACTGAGGCATATAAGGCTCCTGATGAGTTGCATCCCCTAAGCCTGCACCATGCCCACACTGAAAGTGCTGGCCAGGTCAGACTGTTTGAGTACGTCTATGATGACTTCATGTCAACCGGGGTTAACGTAGTGGCAGGAGCTCCCGGAGTCGGTAAGACTACATTGATTATTCCGCTGGCGCTGGCCTCTGCTCATCTGTGCCCTGAGAGCTACCTTCTCCGCCCCCGAGTGCGTCGCAACGTCATCATCATAACCGAGTCTGTAGTGCAGGTACAGCGAGTAATCTACTCCCTGTTCAAGTGGGGTAACACCGGTGCCTCCGAGGCAGACTTCAACTCGCGGGTCAAAGTCATCAGTGCCCAGCGTCTAGACCCTAAGCTCTTTGCGCAGGTGGCCGAGGAATACGCTACTTGGACGGTGGACAACCTCAGGGTAGACGGTTCAGTGTTCAAAGCCCTACCGTGTGTTATAGTGGACACTGCCAACGCAGTACTTGAGCTTGAGAACGAGAACGACAATGCGCAGGTGGGTCGCGCCATGGCGCTCATAAAGCAGGCTATGTCGGGCTTCCCCTTAATCATTGTAGCTCACACTGCCAAACAGCTCGGTTCTGGTGAGTCTGACCTGCTCGGGCCTCGGGGGGCATCTGCGTGGACAGGGGACGCACATGGGGTTTACACCGTGTTCAAGGACGGAGATTCTGAGCAGTCCCCTCGTATCCTAAAAGCAAGCAAGGTACGGTTCCCACTGCGCTGGTCTGAGCTTGCCTTTGAGCTGTGTTCTCACAAGGAGACGCACCCTAACGTGCTGGGGGAGCCAACCGAGACATGGTTCTCACACTCTACTGCTCGACCACTAATGCCTGGCGAGAGAGTGCAGCTCAAGGCCGACGCCAAGGAGCAGCGCCAAGTAGATGACTGGGCTGAACTATGCTCTGATATGATCGATCTCGTGCGCCAGCAGGGGGGCAAGGCGCGCTCTTTTTACGAACGTCTGCCTCGCGCACAAGGTGGACTAGGCCACTCGCAAGAGCGCAAGACCCGAGCAATGGAGAGCCTGATAAACGATGGGTGTCTGAAGGTGGTAATGTTAGACAAACCTAAAGGTCGCTCCGACCACTACATCATCGTTGATGAGGATGTGGTCAAAGCAACAGACTCCTCACGCTACGCCATCTAAGATCAATGTCTATTCTAATCGTTTGGTTTGATAGTTTGGGTAATCGTTTGGTTTTTATAACCAAACGAACGATTACCGGATGCTCACGATTTAAGCGTCTCGATGGTCGGAGGGAGGGGGTTCTACCCTCCTCCCAAAGACGATCAGAGACGGTGTATTCTAATCGTTCGTTTGGTTGTTTTGTTTAAAACGAACGATTAAAACCAAACGATTACTTTTTGCCTGTTTCGCACCATCTCAACAACCCCTCACAGACGCTCTCGTTATGAACATAAACCTAGACATAAACTCGTTTATAGAAAAGCATCACCTCGCACCCAGGATGTATAACTGGGCTCGCTGGGCGACGGTCAGGCCCACCGGAGGCCAGACCACCCCTATGTTCAAGCAGTACCGTTCAAAGTACAGACAGTGGTATACGCCTGAGATAATGGATCAGTGCGATGAGACTGACGCTGTGCTGGTTGAGGCTGCAGTGGTCAAGCTTAACCTTGCTGGAGTTGAGGCCATCCGGTGGGCCTACCTTTATAAGTCTCCACCATGGAAAGAAGCTCGTCGTCTGGGTATAACAGTGCGTGTTCTTAGCGATTCTGTAGTTGAAGCCATGGGTAAATTAAGTTTTACTATTGGCTGAAAATAACGCTAAAATTCAGCTCAGCCGAAACACCAATAGGTAAATCGTACTATCCATGAGGAGGCGAGGGCGTCGAAGTGGGTTAGGATACCTCACCATTATGGCTACAGCTTCGTGGCGTAAGGACAAGGGTAATAGCTCAGAGCGAGGCTACACTTGGGCGTGGGTTAAAGCACGCAATGCCTACCTAAGAGCGCACCCACTTTGCGTAATGTGTAAGGCAGAAGGTCTGATTACAGAGGCTAATGTTGTAGACCACATCGTTCCGCATGAGGGTAATCAGGAGTTGTTTTGGGATGAGGGGAACTGGCAGCCGTTGTGCAGGCTCCATCACGACACCGACAAG